ATCTCCTTGAGTCAAACTATTATCAAATACAATCTCTTCACCAACTTTATAATTGTCTCCACCTGTTGAGATACCAATGCTTCCAAGAGTCCCTGGAGAAGATGATGTGATGTGAACTTTTTGATTTAGATTATTTGGAAGTGGTAGATATGTATAGTTTAAATCACCATCAATTAAATTATATGGATCTGTATTTCTTAAATAATCAGTTGCATTTAGATCATAACGATCTTGGTTTGATGATGCGTCAAAATTAAATTTATTGGGGATGGCTTTGTAGTTTTCACCAATTAAGTATGGGAACGCTGGTCTCTTAAAGTTAAGGAAAGGACCAGATGAATCAACCGTAAGTGTATTGATAGTTGCAAAATATGCATAGGTCCCCTCTGGGAATTCTGGTGTTATACAGAATCTTCCATTGTTCTCATCGAGTACGGTTTCGTCAGAAAGATCGTAATGAGTGTAATCCTCAACAAAGAATCCTTCGGGGAAAATACTCTCAGGTGGTCTATTGGATTTGAGATTAATTTTATAACCAGACTTCATCTGTGATACGACACCACCAGATTTTGTTAGATATCCATATGGACCATAAATTGGGTATCCGTCATATGACCAACCAATGATTGGTGAGTGATCAGTGGATGATGTCTCAACATTGTTTGCAATTTTAAGATCGGCGTTTCCATAAAGAACCTTGCCAGTTTGGTCCACTGATGTCAGTGCTTTTCTAAGACTTCTGGGTGCATATAATGATGAATATTGAAGACCATAATCACTGTTGGCACCTATCGTTATAAATCCATCATCATTCTTAAATGACTCAAAATTCTTCTCAAAATTGTTGACTCTCCAATTTTGGATTGATGGTGCAAATTCTACACCTGACCCAGGGAAAGTAACTGATACTGTTGTTTCACTCTGAGTGTAATCCGCACCCGACTTGACAATTTTGATTGATGAAATTTCACCACTAGAGTTGATTTCTGATGTAAGGACAGCTCCAATTCCATCTCCATCAACTCCAATTTCTGGTGGAGTATTATAATTCTTACCTGCGTTCGCAATTACAACATCTACTATTTTTCCATCATTTACTACTGGATAAAGTTGTGCTTCAGAACCGGATACCAGACTTACGAGTGGATTTCTTACAAAGTTGATGATTTCTGAAGAACCATATCCTACACCCTGATTTGAAAGATGGACGGAAGTAATTTCGCCTCTGAATACTGGTTGTACTTCTGCTTCAAAAGTTTCAGTGCCAACAGAACTAATACCGACTTTACCAGTAACACTAACAGAAATATCTTGATAGTTAAATGAGTGAATGCCTGATCCGGTGGTTGTAAAATTAATAAACTGATCTGTGTTATAATAAAATTCTTTTGCAACCGAACCTGATCCTATTTCTGAAAGTTGGAAATTGTTGTTATCAACTTTTGATACGTAATATTCTGTCCCACTGGTTAATCCACCAATAGCAGTATCTTCTGCAGTATACTTAACAATTTCGCCAGACTCATAGTTATGATTCGTAATAGTGATGGTATTGATAGAAGTGCTTATGCCCGAAGACGCAGCAGTTCTACGCTTATTTTGATAACCATCACCAGAATCAGTTACTGTAATATTTTCAATTGACAGTTTTTGATTATAGGACCTTATTTTGTGCTTACCTAGTCCAAAGGAAGTAAATGATATGGTGTTAATACCAGATATTGCATCATTCTCTGTATTATGAAGTGTAAATGATGTCGAACTCACCTCTGATACAAAGTAAGAACTATTAGTAGTAATTCCTCCAATAGCCCTTTGACCATCGGGGTTATATACGATTCTCTCTGCGTTTCTAAACTTATGATAAGTTCCTAATCCGATTATTGACGTAGAGAGAGTTACTTCTCCACCCTCTGCTTGAGAATTAAATGAGACCTCATGATATGACTGTCTCATGTTTGCAAATGCTTTTGCACCTGATCCATTGCCACCAGTGATCGTTATAACTGGTGTGGTTTCGTAGTCAAACCCAGGATCAACAATTTTAATCTCTTCAAGGATTCCATTGACTGCAACATAACCTGTTGCACCAGTGCCAACGGAGTCTGAGATATTCAGAAGAGGAGGAGTAACAACGTCATATCCACTTCCTGGCGAAACTACTTCAATCTCATTTAATTTGCCATAGTTGATAAGATCATTTGACTTATAGTTTTTGATCTCAACCCCATTAACTAATACACCAGTAAAACCTGGTTCAGTAGGATGAAGATTTCCATCTTCAGTAGGGAGTTTTATCTCTCTTAAAAGTTTCTGTGACTCTAATGTTCTTCCTCTAAAATCATATGGTTTGATTTTATTATTAGTAACTTCGGTGCTAGTAACAGAAACGAACGTGGAATTAAAAATATCAGTTCTGCTCTTTGCGAGTTGTATTGTTGTCGAACTAACTCTTTTTACAAAATAAAGTCCCTCTGCAAACAGAGAACTCTTAACAACGCTTCTTTCATCTACTTCTCCGCTTTCACTAATGAAACTCTCTGTTGATATCTCTGGGAGATAGTAAACGGCATCGCCAGTGTAGAATCCATGATCGTCAGTTGTTGTAATCGCAAACTCTGTCCCCGAGAAAGTGCCTGAGAAAGTAATGGTTCTATCTGTTGTATCAATCGGTTGTGCATTATAAAAAGGGATTGATGGTGAAGCAACCATCATACTTTCAGATCTACCTCTTGAGTTACCTTCTTTAAGGTAGACGTTCTGAACGTTTGCATTTATGTCAACAACAGACGTGAATACATTAGAGGCAGCTCTACTTATTTTCCTTTGAAGGGAGTATGTATCCGTAAGAATAAGTCTTCCTTGACCTCTGACTCTAATTTCAGTCGGAGACTGAATATCGATGATGGATCCGGTCTTTTCTGCATTGTCACCACCAGTAATTCCAAAAATATCTCCAACTCTTAAATAGTGTTCTTTTGAAAGTTTAATTGAGTAAGTTTGATCAGATTCGTCGATCAGTTCAACTGACTGAACTTGATATGTTGGAGAGACATTATATACCCAATTTTTTGATGCATAATTTGTGGATTTAGAACCTAAAGATTTAATGATAATGTCATCTTCTTTAGAAAGATATTTTGTCCCAGCATCAACAGTAAGATTACTAAGAACAGAGTTAATTCTTACCTGGATTTGTTCGTTTGGATTTGAAAAAGAAAATCCATACGCATATGTATTAATCCCAACGCTTGACGTGTCAACTATTCTCTTGGTTATATTTGAACAACCGAAGAACTGCGTCAGAGACTTTGAGGTAAAAGACACTACCCCTGTGGTGTTATCAAAGTAGTTAACGTACAGTTCACCACCTGTAGGGAACCCAACAGTAGAGTCAACATCAAATACCGTTGCTCCTGCTGCAACTTGACCAATGACTTGAGTTTTAGGATGAACTGAAAATTCTCCATAAAGAGCACCATCAACACCAATGTCTCTTGAGTAACCAGAGTCAATACTTAACTTATAGAATGTGTTGCCAGTTCCAACGTTTACAGCCTCTACAGACGTAATTGGGGCATACGCTCTCGTAAATAGATCTTTATAGGTATTCTGGTTCAGAACAGAATCCAAGAGGTTTGTAGGGTCTCCTGTGACTGCCTCAACGACCAAATCGTTAGTTACTCTGAAGTCTGCGTTTGAGGGAGTAAACAGAAAATCTCTTGGTTTTACGATTTTTACATCTTCATTATAAAGAGCCTTAAAGAGAATCTCAAAAGAACGATCAGTTCCCTTACTGAGATAAAAATCTTTTGACTGTTTAATAAAGAGATTTTGATTCAGTCCAGGTGTAAACTCTCTGTTAGAGAGTCCTGGTGTGATTTGACGCTTTAATTTTGTGAGAAACTCATTAAGGAAAAGAATACTGAGATTCTCAATAGTTGCACCAGACTCATGAGTTGCAACAGATGATGTGGAGAATACTAATTCTTCGGGTTTGTTTTCATTCTTGTATGATGTGACTCCACTAAAACCTCTAATACATCCAGTGAATGATGATGAGGTTTTTCCAGTATATGTAATAATCTCATCATTGATCTTTAAGATGCCATAAGTGTCTGGAAATCCAATTGTCCCGGTGGGAGACTTTGTAAGGTCTACATTAATTGTAGTGTCGTTATAATCTGCATCAGATCCAAGAATTACGGAATCTACTAAATTAGTATTTTCGTTTAACTTAATATATTTGTCAATATTCTGAATTAAGTCAACAGGAGCTCCTTGATATTCCTGAGCGACGTAGTACTGCTCTAAAAACTGTACGAGAAGTGGAAATCCTTCCCTAATATACGCAGGGACTTGGTTCTTAACTACGTTGCTGAAAAGTACTCTTTGTTCTGCCATTTTATGATTTACTTCTTAGTAGGAATATGAACCGCCTGAGGATGAAGAACCACCAGATGAACCGGATGATGTTCCACTCGCTGCGGAAGGAATTGTTGATGTAGTAGTCGTGGTAGTGGTCGTGGATGTGGTAGCAGTTGAACCAGAGCGGGTTGTAGCAGTTGCAGAAACATTTGAAACGTTTACAACTCTTTGACCACTTGTAGTTGCAATATCACCCGTTACACGAACAAGGGCACCGTTAGCATAAGAAGAGGATGTAATATAGTTCGATGCTGATGGATCAAGTCCAGAAGCAATGTTATCAACAACCATCTCAAAATTACTATTACTAATATCTAGTTGCAAATAAAGATCCTGTAATCCGACAACATCATTTGAGTGCGGTACAGCAGACAACTCAATTATTGGTTGCCCATCTTTGATTTTTCCTGCCAATATATTGATAGGATTAATTGTTACGATTCCTTTTTTGTAATTAATCGTTCCAACGTTTCTCCTTACCACTGTTGGATTAGTAGAATTTACAGATGGGACTGTAAAAAGAAATAAGGAACCATCAGTGCGATTTGTATTTGGAATATCAGAAATATAAACATTTTGGTTTAAACCAGCAACTCTGAAAGCTGTCGATTTAATATTGTATCCCGCCATATTTTTAATATGGAATTCGTTACCAAAACCAATCTGATATTCAGTAAGGGTATTAAGAACAACTCTTAAATCCCTTCTCATTTCAACAGTTGTAATATTAGACGTGACTGATTCGTGACTATCGTCTAAAATCTTTAGAAACTTACTATATTTGAATCTTGCGCCATATCTATTTAACTCAGTTGACTCAGAGTACTTATTGGCATTAGACTGAGCAATTGTTGATACAAATTCTGAACTAGGCGCTAAATTTGAGTTGTAATAAAGTTTTGAATTTACCTCAAGGTACAAATACTTGAGATCAAGGATTTCTGGTACAATTCCAGCAACTGCAAATTTCTTTAATCTATTACGAATATTTTCTTTGACTAAGTTTGGCAAGAAATCACCAAATCTGGGTTTGATGCTAATAAAAACTTTACCATATTGAGGAGGTATAAGTTCTTCTCCTCCAAAAACAGAGATTGACTCAGTTTCGGGGTAAATTCTTGCTGGAATCAGTGTTTCATAGTCATCAGCGGTCAATGCTCTATTTTGTGATGCATAAATCTTGGGCGCATACCTTTTAATAGATGCAATTGTTTCAATTGACTCTCCACCAGAGGATTGCAACCCTGTGGTAATCAAGGAGATACCAGATGTTACATTATACTCAACACCATTCCTTGTATAAGTTATTCTTCCAGCAAATGTGAAGTTAGAAACACCATTTCCACTATCACCAGATGATGTGATATAATTTGCAGTAATGAAGTTACCTTCTTCTAGTGCTTTACCAAAAATATTATCTCCAAACAATAGTTCATAACGTTCATCTTCAATTTCTTGCAGATAATAGACCCTAGAGTCGGATTCAACAGTAAAAAGACTATCCTGTAAAGAATACTTTACTGATTGTGTTGATTGTTCGTTTGCCTTAACTGAAACTGTCATTAATGACGTATCAACGCCAGAATTGGGTAACGTGAAACGTTGGAATGGATTCCTAGAACTAAATGTAAAGTTTGTCGATAATAATGACCCTTCATGGATTGCTACATCACTAAAAGTAGCGATTCCATCAAACACAGGAACTGTAATATCCTCTAAAATCGAAAAAACGAAGGATTGTTGACCAAAGGTGCCCGCCGTAGACGCAACTGGTCCTTTTTTCAGTGTCAATGACACTGGATTTGGTGAAATATTTGTCGTATCAACGAAAAAACTGATTGTGGCACGCGCTGCCTTACGAGATCTTGGAACATATCCAATATTTCTTGCTAATGCAACAACATTTTCTCTTAATGTTGCACTATCAATAAAAACCTCATTCGCAACCATGTTTGCGTTGTATGAGGTAATATATGTGTTATATGCCAGCACATCGAGGATCGTCGAAAGGTTCGATCCCTCAAAGTCATAATCCGTAAAATTGGAATTTGACTTTAGATAGTCTCTAAGTGTTGTTTTGACTTGATTAAAATCAAGGTTTGAAAAGTTTGCTAATGGCATTGTTACCTAGTCGGTTGCAAGACGAAATCTAATTGTTGTGCTGGCACATCAATACCAATAATTTCATATTTAATTGATACATTAAAAGCATTCTGATCATAATAAGGTGCCGTAACGACATCCAAAAGATTTACTCTTGGTTCAAAATTATTGATCGATGCAGTAATCTGAGTACGAATAAACTCAGCAGATGTAGGGTCAATATTCTCAAAAAGAGCTGCTGAGATATCTGACCCAAAATCTGGGTCAAAAAACTTCTCTCCAGGGAGGGTAAAAACAATATTTCGGATAGATCGTGCTATTGCAGTCTCATTTTTAATCGCAATGAGGTCACTATTCAGAGGATTAGTCTGAAATGTAGCACTAATATCCTTAAAACCTTGACTTACCCTCTCTAAAGGCATTGATTACACAAAAATACTATGATTAGTAGTTATTTATCACCCAAAAAGTGGTTCTGGGTCACTTTCTGAGTCGAAAATTTCGCTCTCTTTGACCTTATCTGACTTTTTTGGAGTCAATTTGTCGTTTGCGATCTCACGAAGCATCTTTTGATGCTGATCATTGCCCAAATTGTCTAAAAAATCGTTCATTTTTTAAAATTCCGGTAAATTTTCTTCGTTTTTGCGCTCTTTCGCTGTTTTCCAGAAGTAATTTTCATCATTTCCGAGCCCATCTCGGTCATGACCGTTCTCAACTTGGTAATAAACAGTCGAAACCTTGAAATCTGGAATTTTTGGCGTCTCAGGAGTGAGTGAGTTGTCAAAAATACGAGTTCGATTGTTTGGATACAGTGCAAACTGCCCATTATCAAGCTCAATCAAGTTATGTGACTTGTGTTCCGAGGGGTTCTCGGACGTTGCATAGTCAACTGCATCAGGATCTTGATGGTAGTTATCAATCGTGCAGATATATGTCCCTGTCTGGGGTCCATAGTCCCTTGTATAGCACTCATAATGCATACTACCTACAAACTGCTTCTGAACAACAGTTACGCCATAATCCATACAGTTCCAGAACTGAAGGTTATGTAACTCCATATCAGGTGATGGTTTCT